CTCCACGGTTTTAAGCCACGCGCAGCGCTCGATCTTGTACTGGCGCTTAGCAATGGCGTCGGCGTAGCTCCACGGGGCTTTCAGCTCGGCCAACAGGGCCTCAATCTTCTGCAGCATGGGCTGGGCGTCCAGGTTGTGCGGCTTGCCAGGGTACTGCGCCACGCGCTTCCGGGGCTTGGCCTTAAAGCCGCGTTCCTTCATGTGCTGCACAATCTTGTGCAGCTCTGCCACGTTGCAGTCAGAGCAGGAGCGCTTGCCGCCGGTAACGGTGGCGATCATCTGGCGGTAGGTATCTTCGTCCAGCGCCAGCTCTTTACGGGCAATGTGGATCTGGGCGAGTACGCCTTTGCGGTTGCTCATTTAGCGACTCCGTTGCGGCAGCTTGTGGGATCAAAAATCCTAGACTCAAGGCTGCCCTCCCACTCAAAGAACATGTCAGCCTGGCCGTTTCCGTCTACAGCTGCGAGAAGTCTCTTCGCAAGCCTCACAGCGTCGTCGCGGGTAAGTTGAACGGTTGACCCTTGCAATCCTCCGTTCCATTCAACTCGCAGAGCCACCCATTGGCCGCAGGAGTCTTTGTATGGCGCTGTTATCAGCCGGTGTCCGGAATAAATTGCATACATTTGCAAGGGTGCGTCGTTCAACTCGAAACTGCTTTTATGCTCATCCGTCATCGCTGTCAGGCTCCTGGCTTTATGAATTCGGCTGCTCATCAGTACCGGGCCACCACGCCCGGCAGACGCCCCGGCTGGGGCGTTTCGCTTAGTGTTTTTGGTTGGATCTACTAACGCATTGCTCCTGCTGCACGTCGAACGTTTCACGTATCGCTTCGCGGATGGCGTCGCACCCAACCATTGCCAGGACTTGCACGATGGTTGGGTCTTCGCCCATTTTGTCGCCGTGAAAGTCCAGCCCGACCTGGAACCCCTTTTCTAGCGATTCCAGGGTGATGGTGGCCCTGGCTCCTACCTTCATTCCGGTGGTTTCAGCCATGATTCACCCGATCCTTCAGCGCTTTGGCTGGCTTGAGCTTCACTACCCGAGACGCCGGAACCGTCAGCTCTTCACCCGTCTGCGGGTTGCGGCCGGTGCGAGCGGCGCGTTCTGAAACCACCAGCTTGCCGATCTCCGGCAGGACTACTTCATTGCCCTGGCGCAGCTCTGAGGCAACCACATCGCCCAGGGCGGCCAGAACGGCGGTCATATCGGCCTTGCTGATCTGGCAGCTTTCGCGCAGTTCGTGGTGGCGCTTGATCAGGGCTTCAGTCAGTTGTGCTTTGTTCACGTTGTATTCCTCTTAGGTTTGCGGGGGTTGCTTGGTTAAAGGGCCGCTACGTCGAGCGGGATTTGGCGGTGCGGGCCGTCTTCGCCCTGCCGCTCGTAGAAGCGCAGATAGCTCTTGCTGCCGGTGATCTGGATGGAATCCATAATTGCCTGCATGGCCTGCTGCCACTTCTCGTCTTTGATGTTCAGGCTGCGAAGGCCCAGCACTCGGGCGGTGCTTATCTTGCCTTCCTTATCGGTCTGGAAGGCGTGTTCAACCAGGGCCTGCACTTCGGAGCTGCTGCCGGCGGTCCACTCGTGAATGCACTGGTCAATCAGCTCCTTAGCTACCTGAAGTCGTTCGTCAAACGCCAGATGGTCGGCCACGGCGCGCTTTACCTGGTACTGGCCATCAAAGCTGGCCAGGGTTACGTTGCCTTTCTTGCCGCCGTAGGCCGTGTCGTACTCGCGGGCGCTCAGTTCCAGGAAGGCTTCTACCTCGCTGGAAATCTCCGCTTTTACCCGGCGCATCTCGTCTTGCAGGGTTTTCACCTTGCCGATCACCCGCTGCACCAGGTCATCACGCAGCCGGTCGATGTCTTTGATTTGGTCCACCGGTACCCAGTGGCCTTTTGCGTTGCGGCGGAACTTATCCGCCTGGGCTACTTCGCTCATAACTCAGAACCTCACGTGGTTTGGGGTTGCGGACGGGTGGTGCGCTTGAAACAGCTCAGCCTGCCGCGTCTTTTGGGGTGCCTCAGGTGGCGCAGGGGCTCGAACGGCCGCACATTGTTGCGCGGCAGGTCGTCCAGCTCCCGGGTGATTTCTTCGGCCCGTTCTTGCAGGATTTCTTCCCGAATGAGTCTCACGCGGACCGTGGTTTGTGCTGGCATCAGCGGGAACGGAGCGCCCAACAGGTGCTCATACCGGGCCGGATCGGCCAGATACTGGTCCAGGCTTACGCCGTGTTTGTAGAGCATGTGGCTCGCGTATTGGTCGGCGTAATGCTCCAGATAGGCGGTTGGGTACATTTTCACTGGTTATCTCCCATGGCTGCCGGGTTGCGCGGGCAGCTTCGGCACGCTCGGTAAAGGCGAATACGGGTCGGGTTGCTGCCAATGAATGGCTTGGCGCGCTCTTTTTGGCACTGCTCGCCAGTGATCTCGCCCAACACCGGGCAATCCACAAAAGATGCCCAAGTCATAATGGCCTTCTCCATTCGACCGGTATTGGCCGGGTATTTGTTGGCAAGCAAAGTACTGACGCTGGCGCGGTTCACGCCGATTCGCTCGGCTGCCGCGTGGTTGCTGCCCGCCTGGGCAACAAGTCGAGCCAACACGCGGATAAACTCGGGCGGCTCTGGGCCCCAGGCGCTGATATCAGGCTTCTTCACAGCAATTCCTCCGGCTCGTCGGCGTACATCACCTTGTTCAAGTTCGGGTCGTACACGGTTTTCACGTTTTGAATCTGGGGCGGGCGCGGGCCTGTGTCCATGCGGGGGATCAGGCACAACTTCTCCATGCGCCCCTTGCGGCGGTTGCAAGGCTCTACCACCTCCAGGTACCCCGCCTTTTTCAGCATGTGCACATAACGCTTGGCAGAGGTGACCTTTACTTCTATTCCGGAGCTGCTGGCGTGTGCGGCCAACTGCCTGGCATCCAGTGCGCCAAGCATGCGCATGCAGCGCCACATGGCTTCTTGGCCCATCCCGGAGGTGACCGGCTGGCCATCGCGGGTTAAGCGTGGGGCCTCGATGCCGGTGTCTTTAATCAGCTGGTAGTCCGAGCGCTCGTAACGCTCGTCGGTCAGGCGCACCACGTATCCCCCGGCCATCAGGCTCTGGATGTAGGTTTTCACGGTTTCGTCATCCACATTGGCGGCCCGGGCCACATCGTAAATGCGGAACTTCAGTTTGAACTTCCGGATTTGCTCCCACACGCGCTGGCGCGGAGGCTTGCCACCAATCAATTCCATTTGCGCGGGCTTGCGATAGCCCTGGCGGTTGGCTACAGCTGTACTCATGCCAACCTCCGCTTCGGTGCTTCTCCGGTGTAAAGCTCTCGGCGACCCCATGTTTTGCGATCAATGCGCGATGCGCCCGCAGCGGTGGCAGCGTCGGCAATCAACTCCAGATTCACCGCCACCCGGCGAACGCTGCCCCCGGAAATTTCTACCAAGTGTGCTAGCAGGTCTTCCGCGATATCCACGCCCGGGGCGTACAGCGGTGCCAGTTTCACCGCATCTTCCAAGGTGACTGGCTGCGCCCCCACCCAGCTCAGAATCCGACCGTGAAAGCGCTCCCATTTTTTAAGCTTGGTGGGCATTTGCTCTTCGCCAATGATCAGAATCGGGGCGTGACTGGCTTCGTACAGATCGCGAATCAACTCCACCGCCTTTTTCTCTACCAGGTGATCCATCTCGTCGATAATCAGGGGGCGGCCGCTCATCGCCAGCTCCTGCGCTGCCTGGTCCAGCATTTCCGGGATGGTCTTCGCCGGCTGCATGCCCATTTCATGCAAAATGGCCAGCAGGGTATGCTTCTTTGTCCACACGCTTTTGGCCTGCACGTAGTAGGCGCGGCGGCGGCAGGCTACATGGGTAGCCGCTACCGATTTACCAAACCCGCTCGGGCCATACAGACACACCATGCCCGGCAGACTGCCGGTGCGATCAATGGCGCGCTCAAGAGCCACATCGCACAGGCCCAGGTTTGCAGTTTCAGCTACGCCGTTGACGGCCAATACTTTCTCGTTCAACATATTCATATCGCTCTTTTCTGGTGATTGTTTGGGGCTCATCGGGCTGCAACCGCTGGGCCCCAGTCGTCAAAATCTTCTTCCCTGCGCTTCTTTGATCGGTATTCGGCACTTCTCGGGTAACGCTCCACCCAGTCTTTCGCATCGCTATCGATCGGCCTGGCACCGCTGGCATACTCTTGGTATAGGGTGTAACGCTGGTCGGGAGTCATGCTTTCGAACCGGCTCAGCGGCAAAATCTCCTCCTCTACCGGCTGATGCAGACTGCGTGATTGCGCTCGTATCAGCTCCCCATTAATCGTGCCCAGGGCGCCCAGGCTCATGCTGTTGTCGTGCTCCAGCAGCGGCTGGCCACGGCGCTCTTCCTCAATCTCCTGAATCTGAGCCTCCTTGCGACGCAGTCGGCCTTCAAACCGCTTCTCGCGCGCCTGCTCAACAAACGGAACCGGGTAGTAGTCGGTGCGGTTAGCGTTCCACTCCGCGCGGCATATCAGGCGGTCGTGCTCTGGCTCAAAGATCCAGATGTGGTTGGCGTTGTTCAGGTCGTAAGCCACGTGAACCTCCTCGCCGTGCCACTCGGTCAGCTCATTGCTGAAATACCGGTTGGCGAAAAGCTCGATCTCGCCACGGCGAACCTTACGGGTAACCCTCGGACGGAAGATCTGGGCGGCTTCATCGCCAGTTAGCATTACCGGCTGCCAGCCCTGGTCTACGAACATTTGCCACTGCTCGTCCGGGGTTGCATGGCGGCGCTTGCCGGTGGCATCAGTCACTTTCGGCAGGGTGCTGTGGGGCCGACTGTTGTACCAATCCACTCGCGCATGCACCCACTCCATGAACTCAGGAAAACCCATCAAGTGCATGGTGCCGCCTTCACGGATAGCCTTCCGGCTCATCTTGAACTGGCTCTGACGCGCCTGCTGATCCATGTCAGCCCCCATATAGCCCGGCAGAGTTTTGGCGCCACTCACCCAAAGGGTTTGGTGTACACGCTCAACCACGCCACGCGCTTGCGAGTTGTAAGGGATGGAGTGCGTCATGGTGGTGCCCAGGCGGGCCATTACTCCGGTGGCTTCGTCTTTGAGCATGGCGTTGCAGTAGCCGGAGCCGTTATCCACGTAGTTGATCGCTGGCACTGCCTTTCCGCAGGCATCCATGAAAGCGTCCAAAACCGCAATACCGCTCTCAGCCAAGGCCACGGAAACGCCCACCACTCGCCGGGTAGCGATGTCTATCCAGGTAGTCACCTCTGGCCGGAAGGGCCGCCCGTGCAGTGGGTGCTGAACCTCGCCATCGAAGGTGTGACCGTCGGCGCTGTAAATGTCCGCCGGCAACAACTTGCTGAAGTCGCGCCGAGTGAACGGCAGGATGTTTTTCAGCTCGCGGGCGCCCATGCGGCCCTGGTTCTTGGCGATGTTGCCCATTTTCTTGAGAAAACGGCGCACCGAATCAATGCTGGGCGGCTTGCCCTCGCCCTGCCAGTTCGCCACCATTTCTGCGTGGGCAGCGTTGATGGACGGCTTTTCCGGGCGCTGCCAGCGCATCAGGAAATCGTTTGCCCAGACCGGTACCGGATCGGGTTGGCGCTTCTTTGGGGCCAGCTGCTTAACGTCTGTGTAGAGGTAGCGTTTTAAGCTGCGCAGACTGGGGTAAGGCGAATTCCCGCCTCTCCCGCGCCTGTCTTTGGTCATGCGTAAAGCCTTGTCCAGCGCCGGGTTGCTGATCGCCAACTGCCCCACCTCGGCATGGGTGAGCAGGGTTGTCATGGCGGCCTGCTGGGTTATGCCCTGAGCCTCTAGGCCCCGGATAGAGTTGATAATGGTTACCCGCGCATCCGCGGCCGATCGCTGCGCCTCCGTTAGTGGTAGGCTGCCAAACGCCTTAACGGCGGGTGCCAACTGTTGCGCCGGCTCCACAGCTCGCGTTAGAAGCTCGCCAGCCATGCGGCTTTCTAACGCCCTGCGCGCTTCAAACGGCAGATTGCTGATGTGGTATTCAAAGCCGCCACCGCGACCCATGCGCTGCTGAGCCTCCCAGGATTCGCGCTTGGCTTTTTTGATCATCCCTGCTTCGCTTTGCGGCATGGCAGGAAGTTTCGCCGAGGCCAGCTCGCTCGCTGTGAACCACTCTTTCATGACATGCACTCCCAAAGCTTGGCGCCCTGAAGGTCGTTGCCGTCTATGGCCGTAAACTCGCTGCCTTCGTCGCTGAATGCGAAACAGCCAGGCATAAAGCCGGAAGGCTCAGGTAGGTCCAGCGCCCACATGATCACCTGGCCGCGAAAGCAGATGAGATAGCCTTCGTGAAGGTCATGCTGCTCACGAAAGCGCATGCTTGCCTGGCGGTTACGTTCACAGCGGCCTCTTGTTTTGCTGTCATGGAGTACGCTCTGATTTAGCGCTGCTTTGCTCACTGGTCACCTCCCAAGAGCAACTCAGGCTGCTGATGCTTTGCTACGTTTCCGCGCTGATGAGCCAGATCCTCAATCAAGATGGTCAGTGCGCCCTCCACCTCTTCCTGCTCACACCGCCCTTCGTAGAAATCAATCAGCATGCCCATCACCTGGTTGGTGTAGGCGCTGACCTCGTTCAGTTCCTTATGGGTGGCGCGACGGCCAACCGGGATTTCAACCAGCATCCGGTTGGAGCTGGTGGCGAGGTATTGGGTTACGAAGTGTGCGCCGCAGGCGTTCTCAAACGCAGGGATTAAGATTGCAGGCATACGCCCGCTTTCCAGATACTTATAAAGCGTGAAATGACTGGGCATGCCCATCAGGTCGGCAATGCGATCCACGCTGCGGTTCAGCTTCTCGCGGGCGTGCTGAACGTTCAGCTCCATGCCTCGCCGAAGGCTAATTGCCCGTTCGTGTTTCCAGTTTTTGCGTGTCATTTGTGGTGCCGCTCCAAACTCATGAGCCAAACAAAAAGGTGATTTGTGCCTGTTCGGTGTCGCTTTCAGGGCATAACCTGAAGGCAAGTCTCAAACTGAGGATTCACCCATGGCACGAAGTAGATTCAACTTGCTGTCTGGCGAAAGGAGCGGTGTTACACTGAGCGTGCGTATGGCGTGCATAGCGAGTTGGCCAGATTACCTGGGGCTCCACCCCCAGAAACTCAGCCACAATGCGCTCCACCTTCGGGTACGGCATCTTGAAAACGTTGTAAAACGTGGTGGGGTTGTTGTAGCCGTTCCGGCGCGCCAGCTCGGCCACGCTGATACCGCATTTGCGGATCTCGGCGGCAATGTCTTGGCGGTGCCAGTCTTGAAGTTTTGAGCGGGTCTCTGACTTGCTCATTTTTTTAGCCTCTTGTTAACCAGTTTTATGTAAGCGTGTGGGTCACTGCTTTACGTAAACAGGTTAGCACTATAGACCGAGAGAAAACAACTCCTTGGTGCTAATAAATTCGGTTCAGAGTTCTTATGCTCGCACCAAAGTGGCGTTTTTAATGTAAAGCCCTTATTTAACAGGCGGTTAAGTGTTATGTCTGGCGAAGAAAAGCACTCTGAACTTAGTTCAGACATTCAGCCCTACAACCCTGAACTCTTTTCAGAGCGACTTAGAATCGCTATCGGGAACGAATCCACCAACAGGTTCGCAAAAAAGTGCGGAATCGGTGAGAGCCTGGTGCGCAAGTACCTAAATGGATCTCTGCCAGGTATAGACAAAGCTTTGGCCATGGCCAGGGCAAGCGGTGTAAGCCTTGATTGGCTGGTATCTGGCGAAGGGAGCATGCGGGCAGATGAAAAGGCCGACGAAGCCTCCCTAGATGATGAGTTCGCCATGGTGCCCGGCTACAACATCCAGGTGGCAGCGGGTGATGGGGCGCTGCCGGGGCCGGAGAATGCCACGCGAAAACTGGCTTTCCGGCATAAGTGGTTGAGGTATCGGGGGCTTAAGGTGAAGAACCTAGCGCTCGTCTTCGCCAAGGGCGACAGCATGGAGCCGACCATTGACGACAATAACACGGTAATGATTGACACCAGCCAGAAAGAATTGCGTGATGGGTCCATCTATGTGATCCGCACTAATGATCACCTGATTATCAAGCGTATCCAGACTCGCCTGGGAAGCCAGGTGCTCCTGATCAGCGACAACAAGGCTTACCCACCCATTGAGGTCAGCATGGACGAGGTTAACGACCTGGAAGTAATAGGCCGGGCGGTCTGGATTGGAAAGGATCTTTAGCGGCCGGTCGCCGCTGTGCTCGGCGTTAGCCACAAACTGGTGCGAGACTTACTAATTCGAAATAAAGTAAGCGAACATTACCCGGAGATATAAGCCAAATCCGGATGGCCAAAAAACGATTTCAATAGTCGTGGCAATTTTTGCAAACGTCGAAGCTGCCGGTAAACAG